AAACGTCTACGGGGCTCCCTAACGCTTTACCGAAGCATTTGGAGGGAAACCTTCGTGCGTTAGCAGAAAACGTCTTACAGCCAGCGAGAGACGCATTAGGAGCCTTGCAGGTAACGAGTGCGTATCGGAGTCCAGAGGTGAACAAGAGAATCGGAGGTGCGAGCAAGTCGCAACATGTGCAAGGTCAGGCAGCGGATCTGAAGTATTCCGGAGGGAATGGAGTCCTGTTCCGGTGGATCGTGGAGAATGTGGAATTCGACCAACTGATCTGGGAGTTCGGGGATGAGGAACATCCGGCATGGGTGCATGTTAGTTATGTGGAGGGAAAGAACAGAAAGCAAAAACTGAAAGCAGTAAAACGAAATGGCAGAACCAAATACCTTGAATTTTGATGAGTGGCTCAATGAATTGGAAAAGGAGAAAACTCCAGAGGTCTGCAGTGTGGATAATCCTGATTGCGACTCTTGCGGCAGTTAGTTCGTGCCATTCTGCGAAACCTATCCTCGACTCTGTGATTGTAAGGGACACGGTAATTGTAACGGAGCCAAGGTATCTGATCGACACCCTGGAGGTCATGAAGGACACGACCATTTACAGGGATCAGGTCAGAGTCCAGCTAAAGTACGTGGATCGCAAGGTCGTGGTAGAGGCAATGTGCGATCCGGACACGATTAGGGTTACACAGACCAAGATCCTGACAAAACAGGAACCGAAACGCAAGGCATGGAACTTTGATCAGTTGGTTTTTGGATCATTGATTGGGCTGATGATTATCTACCTATTCAAACGCTGGGTAGATAAGTTGACGGAATAATGCCGTAGAGGGCATTTATATTCGATTACATATACTTTCTGCCTAAAGTGGGGTGAGTATATGGTTGAGCATATAAAAACCCCGCAAATCGAAAATTCCCTGTATTAGTCAACTTACTACTTAACTAACTTAATAAGTAAGTAAACTTATAAATTAACTATATAAGTTAGGTAACTTATAAAAAACTAAAAAAACTTTACATAACCAACTACTTGTGTAAAGATTTAGCAAAAAACTTTCTATGAGCGACTATGTCTTCATTTATTGGGATGATCTACCTTTGAGCAAACCAACAGAAGATGAGAAAGACACCGACATATTATCTGGGAAAGTACAAACAGATCGAGGCTCTTGATGTGGTGCTTGATTTCCAGGAATCAAACTACAACCTGGGAACGGCACTAACCTACATCATGCGAGCGGGCAAGAAGCCCAATAACCCGATGAGTCAGGACATCATGAAGGCAATCGTACATCTTCAGGCAGAATACGATCATCAAGTCCGGAAAGAAGCAAACAAACCGGAGGTAACCTATGTACCCACACCCTAACCCAAAGACCTACCATGTGGTCGTGGGTAAGGTGCCGAGTCTAAACCAATTCTACGCTTCGAAGCATTGGACATTCCGGAGTACGGCAAAGAATAAGCATACTGCAGAGATCCTGTTGCAACTTGAAGAATATGAATGCGTGCCGATTCAGCATGTGTATATCCGGTGCAAGGTGAATTACAGGTACGATATAGACAATTCGATCATGGCAGTAAAGTTTGCACTTGACGCATTCCGGAAATGGGGAGGGGTAAAGGATGACTCGAGAGCATACGTTCGCAAGTTGAGTATGGAGCATGATCCAGATATTCACCCAGATACGGCAGAGATTTACTTCACGGGCTTGGTAGTTTAGATTGGTTTTAGTATTTTTGAAGAGTCAAACTAAAAAACCAATCATGATGACACTATCACTTTCACAGGAAACCTACACTCAAGCGATGCAGGTAATGCAGGCGCAGATCAAAGCACTACAGGAAAAGAACTTGGAACTCCAAGCCAAGATCGAAGTTCTGGAGCAGCAATCTCAATTATTTATTTAAACCAATCACACAATGGCTAAAATTATTTCAATCACCCCGAAGGGGCAATGGCAGGAATTCTACAAGTTAGAAGTCCGTTTCGACAATGGAGACTTCGGTACTGCATTTGCCAAATCACCAAATCCATCTTATGCCGTAGGCGATGAGGTGGAGTATTCAAAGAACGAGAAGGGAACGATCAAGATTCAACGCCCTAACAATTTTGGTGGAGGTACCGGAGGCAGCTTTGCCACCGCTTCGAAATCGGCAGGCGATGAACGCTCCGCCTCCATCATTCGCCAAGTTGCATTGAAAGCAGCAGTCGAATATGCCTGTGCTGCGAAGCATGATGTGCCTACGATTCTTGCTAATGCAGATCTATTTAATAAGTGGATGCTCGGACAATCAGACGATGCTATCTCACATTCAGAGCATTTTGCTTCACGCAACGATAGTCCGTTCTGATTGGTTTCTTCGGACGTTGCGTTAAGGCCCCACTTCGGTGGGGCTTTTTTATTCCAGAAAGCCATAATATATTCGTTGAACCAATCAGAAAACAATGAAACATCCAGATCTATTACCAAGAGAGGAATCCCTACCTTATCTGCAAAGAGCATTAAAAGGGAAATACTATGACACCGGAAAGTTGGGGATCGAAGAGATCGACCAATACCTTCGTTTCAAGGATGGCGAGTTCATTGTAGTAACTGGGCATGCGAATGTGGGTAAGACCCATACGCTGGTTTACCTTATGTTATTACAAAGTATGAACTATGACAAGAGGTGGCTGATCTACTCTTCAGAGAATGAGGTCGCATCACTCAAGCGTAAGTTGATTGAGTTCATGATCTGCAAGCCTATCCAAGCGATCACAGAACTCCAGATGCATACGAAGTTAGATTGGATCGATGAGCATTTTCAGTTCATTGACGGCAACAGACTATTTAATGCCTTCGATCTGTTGGAGGTTATGGAGAGCATCAAACAGGAATGGTCATACACCGGAGCATTGATTGATCCATACAACTCACTTACCACGGATCAAAAGAAACTCGGAAAGACAGGGATGCATGAATACCACTATGAGGTAGCATCCGCTATCCGGGTATTCGCTCACAAGAATCATGTTACCACGATAGTCAACACGCACCCTGTTACCGAGGCTATGCGTAAGGTGCACCATGGGAATCACCCGTATGCTGGAATGCCGATGCCTCCGATGACCTCGGATATTGAGGGAGGGGGAAAATGGGGTAACAGAGCTGATGCAGTAGTGATCATTCACCGATACGCTCAACATCCAGAGGATTGGGTCTACACGCATATCCATGTGCGTAAGGTCAAAGAGATGGAGACAGGGGGTAGGGTTACTCCTCTGGAGCAGCCCATCACAATGAGGTCGATCGTGGGGAATGTTGGTTTCTCGATTGACAATCGTAATTTGTTGCAGCAATCAGAACCTATTACCTATACCAATGAGCCATTTTGATGAGTCGCATGACATGTATATCAGGGAGAAGCAATTGCTGCTTGCTGGTACCGCTATCTGGATCGCCAAGATGGCTGCGGATAATTCCCAGAATCGAGAGATACAGGATGACGTACTGAATCACATGTATAACTGCCACTATGCTGATCTTTTATTGCAGCAGTATATCGACTATCGGGAGTATACAAACATGGTCGTGAACAAAGTCCGGTTGAAGAATGCGAAACTCCGTGTGGAAAACGAGGAACTGATCGGAGAAGTCAAACGCCTGCAAGGGATCATCGAGGACAATCTGTGAAGCAGATATTTTCACCATTCCAGAAGTTTGAGTGCTTTCAAGTCGATGGAGTGGACTATCTGGTTCTGGATTACACGATCGTGCAGGATTCGAGCGATAAACTCGTGGAGTGGTGCAGTGTGTTCAAGTTCAAAAGACTATCCGACCACAAGCACTTTGAAGTACCCATCACCAAAATAATAGAAACCAAAAAAGAGGGCAGAGCAACACTCTGTAAATGCAAATGAAAACGGCAATGCAAGAACTTATACAAAGCCTTAAGGCCGAACAAATGATAACATCAAATGAATGGCAGATGGGCTATCAAAAAGCATTGAGCAACGTAATCCTTGAGATTGAATCAATGCTTGAGAAAGAGAAGGAGCAGATGATTGACTTTGCACGGAATATAATTATAGATGCCGTTTGTAGTGTTGAAGGTTATGTTACGACTGAAAAGGACATTGAAGAATACTACAACGAAACATACAACAAGCAATGAGAGCTTTTGAAATCCAACAAATAAAGCAAGCGAAAAAGCTATTCTACGTTACCATTGGAATGGCAGAGAAGGATGACAGATCACGCAAGCAAGCACTTGCAAGAGCAGCATTCGTGTGTGCATTTCGTAATTATGCTACCCTTGAGGAGTTAGGGGAGATTACTGGCCGTGATCATAGCACCCTATCCTATGCGCTGAAATCGCACAACTACCGAGTCATATATGAGGACTACTACAAGATGTACAATGTAGCATGTTCTGTGAGGGAGAAGGTCAATTTAGCCCCGATGGAGATTTTTGACATTGAGGGATTGCATGATGAGATCAAAAGGCTCAACGAGATGGTAACGGAGTTAATTCAGTACAAGGAACTATACTTAAAACTGAAAACAACATTCGATGA